TCAGGGTATAATGCAAGCCTTTGCCACATTGCCAACAGTTCCTGCGATTGTAGCAGCAGCGTTAGTGGGTGCAACTGGGGTATCTCAAATTATTAAAATCACTAAAACAAAGATACCATCTGCCACAGGCTCTGGGTTTGTAGGTGGTGGAGTAGGTGGTGGAGGGGGCGCTCCAAAACCTCCTGCGTTCAATCTAGTACAAGGTACGAAATCTAATCAAATAGCAGATAGCGTACAATCGGGAACGCAACCCGTCAAGGCTTATGTCACTTCTAAAGACGTCACTTCACGTCAGGAAATGGATAGGAATATTGAAGGTGGAGCTAGTTTGTAATGAATCTAAACTCTTAATTGTATTTGTACCTCTGGCATTGTAGCGCCCTTAGACATATTATCATACGCCCATAATGGTTGTAGGTTTGTATAGTGGCATAGCTTACGTAGTTCTACTTCAGTAGTTGCAGATGATAAAGGTATAATGTGATCTATATGCCAGTCACCGTAGTTATCCCAACTCATACCATTAGTAAACTGGCGTTCTAAATGTAGCTTGCAACGCTCATAATCTATACCTAGTAGTTGCTCGCTGCCTCCATTTTTAATCCAATTTTTATTTTTAAAAGCCAGACTAGTTCTTGTTTTTAAATTACAAGTTAACTTAAATAATGGGTCTGTTTTTTTTCTGTCTTTTTTATATTTTCTCATCCGCTCATTTATTTTTTCTTTGTTATTTTCACGGTATCTTTTAAATTTTTCTTTGTTATTTTGATAATATTCTTTTCGATTTATTTTTATTTTTTCTTTATTATCTTCACGGTATTCTTTCTGTTTTATTTTTATTTTTTCTTTATTATCTTCACGGTATTCTTTCTGTTTTATTTTTGTATCTTCTTTATTTTCTTCTCTCCACTTTTTATCACAACATTTACAACAAGAATGAACTCCTGAAGCTGTGTTTTTAGTTTTATTAAACTCACTTAGTTCTTTAGTTTCTCCGCACTTAGTACATTTTTTCATAATTTTTAGTTTATAGGTTGTTATGGTTATACGGTGTTGTAGGCAAGTGCTTAGGTCTGTGCATTAAATAAAGTTGGTGGTTCATTATCTTTTTCTTCTTTTTTTTCTTTCACCCTTTTTTTAGCAAGATTGTAAATGTCAATATCTTTTTCAATTCCTATACAGTTTCTATTTGTATTCATACAAGCAATAGCAGTCGTTCCGCTTCCAATAGTATTGTCCAAAACAGTTTCACCCTCGTTTGAGTATGTTTTTACGAGCATTTCAAACAATGGTAAAGGTTTTTGTGTTTGGTGTACTTTTTTCTTTTGGTTGGCATTGCTAAATTTCTGGATACTTCTTGGTTCGTAGTATTCTAAAATTCTATCTTTGCCATCGTGTCCACCTTTTAAATTTTCACTTCCTTCATATTTTTTATGAGTTCTATTATATTTTCTTGGCTTATCTCTTTTTATCTTTTGTGGATTGTATGTTGTTTTACCATTTGCAAAAACTAATATGTTTTCGTGTTGCTTCATTGGCTGATATTTAGCGTTTGCAAAGCCAGTAGGTAAAACCTTATCCCAAATTAACTCATACTTAAACATATCGTAATTACTACTTATTAATTTAGTTGTAAAAGGCTGTGTTCCTGTTAAAACAATACAACCTGTTTTTTTTAATATTCTTTTGTATTGTTGCCATAATTCATTTAGTGGTATTATGCTGTCCCATTTACATTCGGTTGTTCCGTATGGTAAATCTGCAAGTATCAAATCAATACTATTATCTTCAATCGTTTTCATTACTTCAAGGCAATCGCCCAATCTTAAATCTATCATAATTAATCTAAATCTATTGATTGTTTTTTTTTACAATAGGCACATTCATTGTAATAATGTTTGCCGTTTATATATTTTCCAATAAACCAATGTATATTTTTAATACAATCACCTTTAAATATATTTTTCATGTCGTTATTATCAGGTAATCGCTCTTTAACCGCCACCCAATTACTAGCACCATCTATACTTAATGCTTCTTGCATTGCATCAATAACATAATCAAGGGTTTCTCCATGTAAACTATCAGAGTGTCTATAATTCTCATAGTGCTTATTTAATAAGGCTTCTAATTCTTTTCGTTCCATAATAATATTTATTTTAAGTTAATTGCATTAATCAGAGCCTTTAAAGTTAGTTAAAGCAAATCTACAAATAATAATAATACGAAACAAGGCATTTTTATAACAATATCCTATTTATATTGTTTAACTTATAGATATTCTCTATATGATAACCTACGACGCTGTTTTTAATCCCTCCAAAAATGATGGGGTATTTGCGATTTCATTAGTGGAAGACCCAGCAATGAAGGGATTCTTTCTAGCCCTTAAAGAACAGGAAGTAATACAATTAAAAGAAATTGATAAGGAGCAGCGTATCCTAATGGGTTTGGTTTTAGAACCTAATAAGCCAATTTATAGAAATCAAAACGGAGAGGAGTTTAATATTGTCTTTAAAGAAGATGTAATAAAAGAGCTATCTCACAATTTCTTTAAGGGAGGCTTTCAAAAGAATAGTAAACTAGAACACGAATCGCCAATAGAGGGAGTAACTTTCGTTGAATCTTGGCTTGTAGAAAATCCTAAAATAGATAAAAGTGCAAACTTCGGTTTTAGTTATCCTAAAGGCTCTTGGATTGCTACGATGAAAGTAGAGAACGATGACATTTGGAATAACTACATAAAAACAGGAAAGTTAAAAGGCTTTTCTGTAGATGCAATGATAGACTTAAAAGAGATTAATTTAAAAACAGAGAAAATGGAAAGTAACTTAGTAAATGACTTTATTAAGGACGTTAAGACCGCACTTGGAATTAACAAACCCGAAGTAAAGGTAACGCTTGGGAGCATTAAATCGGGTGAGACTGACATAATGTTTGATGGCGAAATGTTAATGGTAGGAGGGGCTGTATGGCTCGAAACCGAAGAAGGAATGAAAGAGCCTTTGCCAGTTGGAGAATACCCGCTTGAATCAGGTGAGGTATTATCTGTAACAGAGCCTGGAGTAGTTGGGGCGATTGGCAATGCACCTATGGAGGAAGCGCCTGCAGAATTAGAAAAAGCACCAGCACAACCTGCTGCACCAGGTGGAGATGTTCTTAATCAAATTAAGTCACTATTAATAAAGTACAGCTCGGAAAGCGACGCTAAGTTTAACGCCTTAGAAATCCGTTTTAACGAGATGGAAAAGAAGAATACAGAATTAAAAAAAGAAATAGTTGAATTGTCATCAGAGCCCGCAGCAAAGAAAATAGTTGCGTCTCCAGTTCAATTAAATTCTACAGGTCGAATTTTAAATAAATTAAGAAATAACTAATGAGCACAACAATTTCATACAGACAATTAGACGCGAATCAAGATCAAAAATCGGTCACAGCGGACACTACGTTGACATACAGCGACAGTGGTAAAACAATTTTACTTGACGCAGTAGGCGAAGCGATTACTTTGCCAGCGCCAAAAGCTGGGGTAAATTATAAATTTCTAGTAACAGCAGCTGTTATAACAAGTTCTTGGACTGTAGCAGCGACAGGAGCTTTAATTTACGGAAGTGTAACGGAAGCAGGTTTAGTACAATTAGCATCAGCTGAAACTACTATCACAATAGTATTTACAAAAGCAATTCAAGGCGATTGGTTTACACTTGAAAGCGACGGCGTTAATTGGTACGTGGCAGGACAGTTATCAGTAGCAGCATCATTCACAACGGCATAATAATATAAAAAAAAACAACAATGGCAACAACAAACAATGTAACAAGTAATTATGTCGGAAAGGTAGCAGGTGGTATCTTCGGTACTTCGATTAAAGAAGCCGACACTTTAAGGTTAGGGTTAGTAACCGTAGCAGAAAACGTAAACTATAAGTACAATCTTAGAAAGTTTACCTATTCAGATGGTACTACAGACTATGCTTGTGGATTTGTACCTAGTGGTACTTTTACTCAATCAGAAAAACAAATAGTTCCAGAGAAGTTAATGAATCCTTTTCAAATTTGCAAAGAGGATTTCAGACAAACTTGGAGCGAGGACTCAATGGGTGCGAGTGCATCTAATCCGAACGCACCTAGTGATATTATGGAAGCTATCACAGCTGAAGTATTGGCTTCACAGGCTGCAAAAATCGATAGCGATATTTGGAACGGTTTAGCAGCAACAGATGGACAGTTTGCGGGACTTATCGAGCAATTCACAGCAGACGCTGCTATTATTAAAGATGGCAACGGTGTTACTGCACCTGGACACGCTGTGACGGAATCAACAGTAGAAGCTGATTTAAAATTAGCTTTAGCAGCTGTGCCGATTGCACTACGTAGAAAAGACTTGACAGTTTGTGTATCTCCTGATGTATTTCAGGCGTATAATTTCTATTTGATTTCTAAGGGGATTGCTTGGAACGGCTCAACAGAAGATAAGAGTGCGAAATTTGGGCGCTACACTTTGAATGAAGTTAGCGGACTGCCTGTTAATACAATCGTTATATACGAAAAGAAAAACATTGTATTTTGCACAGGATTACAAGGAGATCACAACGAAATTGCTTTAGTAGATGAGGATGAAGTTGGTCTATTGACAGGAAATGTAAGAGGTAAAATCGTTTATAACGCGGGAGTTGGATATTACAATTCTGAGGATATCGTTTGGTTAGTTCTTACAGCGTAATTTAATAACGTTAAAGGCGGGTTCTTAATTGAATCCGCTATTTGACATAAAACATTTTATAAATGGCGTGTGCATTAACATCGAGTAGGGCTAAGATTTCGTGTAAAGATATATTAGGAGGTAACTCTGTCATATACTTGTTCGATAATATCGCAGACCCTTTTACAGTATCCGCGGCAAATGTCGCGACGGCAATAAACGCAGGGGTAACGGCTGTATTTGAATACCCAGTAATGGGAGATACTAACACCTTAGAGCAATCTATGGTAGGAGAGTCGGCAAATTATACAAGAGTAAATACCCAAACATTAACAGTTCAATTACCAAAAATGAGCGTTGCAGACTCAGCAGAATTTAATTTGCTTGCTGCATCATTCGCTCACGCGGTTGTAAAAGATCGCGCAGGTAATTATATGGCTTTAGGAATTACAGATGGCATGGATTGGACGGTCGTTGGTGCGACAGGTGGAGCGAAAACAGACGCTAACGGTTGGACTATCACAGCAACTGCAATAGAGGGGCAATTATCACCTTTTTTAGACACCACAACAATAGCAGCTTTATTAGCTTTAGTTTAGTTTTTAGTTTTTTAGTTAATTGGGGTCATTATCTATTAGGTGGTGACCCTTTTTAATAACAAAAAAGGCTTTTATTTGTTATATATATATGAAAGTAGTACAAACTGGAACGGCTCATAGTATTTCGTTTATCCCTAGATTTTACCCAACGTTAGATTTGGTTGTTTCGTTATACAATGAAGCGGATAGATCAACAGGTACGCCTGCTAATACTTACGCGACTTCCAACGGATATACAACGGTAAATTTCACTTATACATTTGTAGAAAAGGACAGGTTTCAGATTAAAGTTACAGAGGGTAGTGAGGTTGTATATAGAGGTAAGATATTAGTTACAGACCAAACACCGCAAGATTATAAAATAACAAACGGAATTTACGTTTATGAGTGATATAAGATTATTTCAATTTAGTAATTATGTACGCCCTAAGTTAAAAGTAAACAAGGCGCGTAATTGGGTATTGAACGGAGACAAAAATAAATTCTATCAGTATATTATAGATAGGAATAACGGAAGTCCAACTAATGCAAGTATAAACAATTCATATAGCGACTTAATTTATGGAAAAGGATTAGCCGCAAAGAACGCCAGTATCAATTTAAAAGACTGGACTAAGTTAGTTACCGTATTAAAGCCCGAAGATTTACAGGCTATTATAAAAGATTATCAGATTTTTGGTGAATGTTCTTTCCAAATTGTTAAAACTAAAGGTAAGGAGTTGAGTTCTATTAATCACGTTCCTAAAAATATGGTAGTTCCTTCGACGGAAAACGATGAAGGTTTAATTGAATCTTATTGGTTTTGTAAAGATTGGACTAACACTTATAAAAATGAGCCTTTAGAATACGATGCGTATGGGTCGGGTTCTAAAGATGAAATATACGTGGTTAAACCTTACATTGTAGGTGCTGAATATTTTGGACAGCCAGACTATTTGAGTGGTTTGATGTATGCTGAAATGGAGGAGGAGATTGCAAACTTAAATCTTAATTCTATAAGGTCAGGTCTTAGCGCGGGTTACATTGTAAATGTTCCAGGGGGTTTTAATTGGGAATCCGAACAAAAGAATAAACTAGAAAATCAAATAAAAGCGAAACTATCAGGCAGTAGTAGCGCTTCGAATTTTATAATAAACTTTGCAGGGCAGGATTTAGAAATAACAGTTATTCCTTTTCCAACGAACGAAAATGTTCACAAACAGTGGGAGTCTTTAAATGATACATCTAGTCAAAAGATACTAACAGCTCATAGGTGTACATCTCCTTCTATTGTTGGTATTGTATCGAGTTCAGGATTTAGTAATACCGCTGATGAAATGGACACGGCAGAGGCTCAACTAATTAAAAGAGTAATTCAACCTAAACAGAATCAAATTTTAAACGCCTTACAAGAGGTTTTAGTGGATAACGGTATAAACTTAGAGTTATACTTTAAACCCCTTACAGATGAAGTTAGTACGCCAGTGTCGATGTCTAGCCACGAATCACCTAATGCAGATTGTTTAATTCAATTAGGTGAAGATTTAGATGAGGGTTATGAGGTTATTTCAGATGAGCGATGTGATGCTATTACATTAAGGGAAAGTGATTTAAACACCTTCTTTAAGTTTGCTAGTGTACCTGTAACGCCCCGTAAAAATTCAGATCAAGATACAAGTCTATTTAAAATTAGATATAAGTACTCGGGTAGTAATACAGGAGAAAGAGATTTTTGTAATAAGATAATCAATGCGGATAAACTATATAGAGCTGAGGATTTAGATTTTAATTCAAATTATAATGAAGATTTCGCGCCAAAGGGGAAGAATAGTTATAATGTTTTTCTATTTAAAGGTGGCGTAAATTGTAAACATTGGTGGCAACGTGTTATTTTGTTAAAGAAAGACAACGGAGTAATAAGCGTTAATCAGGCTAGAAAAATGATTTTAGAGTTAGAACCTTCGGATCGTAAAGACGCGATGTGGGAAGCTAATGACCCTAGAGTGGCTGTAACAGCAAGCCCTTTTAATAATTGGTGGAGTTTAGACCCTACATATAGAAAATAATATGGCTATAAAACTATTTATAACACCGCAGGAGTTAACTGAAAGTACTATCATAAGCGGAAACTTAGATTTTGATAAATATACCTTCAGTATTGAATTTACGCAAATAAGTATTATCGAGCCTTTGTTGGGGTCTGAATTATATGATAAAATAGTAAGCGATTTCCCGACTTATGCGGGTGACTATTCAACTTTATATACTGAATTTATAAAGCCAATTACAAAGTATGCAGCTGCGGCTAATTATATATCAGTAGCTCCTTATATATTGTCAAATGGTGGATTATACAAACACTCTCCAGAGAATGCAGAGGTAGTTTCTAAAGATGAAACAGATACTTTAAGCGATAAGTATAGCGCGATGGCTCAAATGTATATACAACGCTTTGAGAAATGGATATGTAAGAACCCATTGACGGAATATAAGCGCTATCAGGATGAAGTAGATGCGCAAGATATAAGTTTAACAGCAGGTTGGCATTTTGGCGGTAGCATAGGGCTTACAGAAGATGAACTAGGTTTTGAAAGGAGATATAGATGAGTGAAGTATTAACAGCTACTATAGGTAGACCTTGTAAGGATTTAATTGGGGGAGTACAAAAAGTATATTTATTTCCTTATGTGAAATATTCGAGGACTCAAATAACGATTATAGGGCAGGAAATCACTTCTTTTCCAACAACAACGGTTTTTGAAGTGTATTCTAGCAGTACAAACTACTCAGAATCAACTGAAATAGAGGGTGGTGATGTACTTTGGAATCAAAGTTTTACCATTGAAGTGCCAAAAACAGCGTTTACAAATCAACTGTATAGACTTGTAAAACAAGATTACAGGGCTATATTCGTAGATAGGATTGGAAATGCAAGGATATTAGGGCTTTATAATGGTTTAGAAGCATCCGTAACCAACGAAACAGGGACAGATAAGGCTAGTTTTAATGGATATAAGGTATCATTTACTGGAAAAGAGGCTAGGCAAGCTCTTTGGATGCGTGGATGGGTAGATACTGGAGGTGGAGGAGTCGAGGTAAATCCTCAAAACTTGTATTTATTTCAAGATGGAAACTACTTTTTATTTCAAGATGGCAATAATTATATATTTAATTAATTAAAATAATGGCAAATCAAAAATTATCAGACAAAGATTATCATTTAGACCCTGTAAATTCCGATTTCATTCATTCGGTAGACGTTTCAGATACAACAGATTCAACTGAAGGAACTTCAAAAAAATTAACTTGGGCAACTATTAAAGACACGCTTTTTAGTTTCTTGAAATTAAGAGACGTAAACGATAGTACTTACGTAGGGAAGACAGGATTTGTACCCGCTGTGACTTATAATAGTTTAGGAGTTCCTGAATTAAAATTAACTACACTACCGACTTACACAGATTTGTTAGGTGGAAATGCAATTATAAAAGGCGGTGTAATATATACAGGAAGCGGTTTAAACTATACCATATACGCGTCTAAATATATAATTAACAACCAGGTTTATACTGATTATGTATCAGATACTGTTACTTTAAGCGATGGGGATGCAACTAACTCCCGAATAGATGTATTTGCGGTGGAGATAACAACAGATGACCCTCCAGTAGCTTCTATTGTTGTAGTTGAGGGGACGCCAGCTGTATCACCTATCAAGCCCTCATTAAATCTATCTACGCAAGTGGAAGTTAGTTTTAAATTGGTGCTAGATAATGAGACAACAGACCCAGACTTTACGGCTGAATTAATTTATAACGAAAATCTAGGCGAAACTAACGAATGGGATAATATATTACTAGCCACTTCAGCAAATTTAAACTATACAACAGCTCCATATAGCGGGACTTATAGTTTGTATTTACCCGCTACAACTAGCGGAACTACTAAATGGCAAAAGGATGCGATGTTTGCACACGATGCAGAAGGTAGTTTAAACTTTGCTATGAAATTCCCCGAAGCGGTAGAAACTAATCCTAAAATTGAACTAGAATTAATTAATAGCTCTAGTTCTAAATACTTTAGATTTGTATTAACATTTGAAACGTTAAGAGATTACGGGTTTGATGTCACTAGTAATGCTTGGCAATTAATTAGAGTGCCTTTAAATGAGTTTGTTTCAGACAGCAGAGTACCTCCTACTGAATATGACATATTAAGTATAAAAACTGTTAACAGTCCTATTATAAACTTAGACGTTATCAATATAACTGGGGGTGTGGCAAATCCTACTAATGCTCAATCTGTTTTAGAGGTTGTAGCAGGTACTAATGTGACAGTAGATAGTTCAGACCCATTAAGACCAATCGTATCAGCAACTAATCTTGTTTTGGAGGGATATAGTGAAACAGGAACGCAAGCAGCAGATGATTTAATTGTCAAACTAGGAGGTTATCTTAATTCTGCATCTACCCATATAACCATAGATGATGTAGCTGATGAAATTGAAATAACTGGGTACACTCCTATAAAATGGACTTCTGGAGGAGGTTTTGGAGCTACTGAAATTAATAATACCTATATGAAGATAGGTTCTTTTGGCGGAGGCACTACACCATCAGTAGGGAGTGGTTCTATGGTATGGGGACTTCACGACACTTCTGGAAATGCAGACGGTAACTCATCTATATCTTTTGGAAGAAATACGACGGCGACAGGTTCTCAAACTCAGGCGTTTGGATTTTCTACCGTAGCTAGTGGGACTAACTCATTCGCTTCTGGGTCGGGAAATACATCAAGCGGTAATAATTCTTTTTCAGCTAATTATAACAACGAAGCACCTTCTTTCTGTGAATTTCGCGCTGGATTATTTAGTACCGCATATACACCTACAAGTACAACTGCTTTTGACGCAACAGATAGACTCTTTGTTGTAGGAAATGGAACGGGAACAGGAACTAGGAACGACGCGTTAATCATTCTTAAAAATGGTAATGCAACTTTTGATACAACAATAGCAACGGGAGGTTATACAGTAGCGACACTGCCAACAGGAGTTGTAGGGATGAGAGCCTACGTAACAGACGCTACTGCCCCTACATATAATGGAACTCTAACGGGTGGAGGTGCTATTACAGTACCTGTTTTTTACAACGGATCAGCTTGGGTATCAGCTTAAAAATATAAATATGGCATCAATACAAACGAGTAATTTAAAAGATAGGATTAAAAATGACACTTTCAGTAGTGTATCGTTCACATTTGCAGATGGAATCGGAGACCCAATAGACTTGACGGGGGCAACTGTAAGATGTCAATTTAGATATCGAACTAGAACGGGGGCTGCCGTTAAAACAATTACAGACGGTTCAGGAATTACAGTTACAGATGCTACTGGTGGAGTGTTAGAAATAGATGAGTTTACACCCGTAGATTGGGCGGTAGATAAATACTACTATGATATTCAAATTACTTTTAGTGATGGGCGGATTAAAACATACGTAGAAGGTTTAGTTAGTGTAATTCAAGATGTAACGACAGCATAATGGAAGAAATACAAGTAACAGTAGTAGATTCACAGGAGGTAGTTTCTTTATTCGTGCAAACCTCTGATGTTTCTGTTTTAAGTGTAAATTCTCAAACAGGAGTTGTAACATTAGACCCAGACGATTTAGATGACACTTCAACTACTAACAAATTTACAACATCTGCAAATTTAACAAAATTAGGATTTGTAAGTGTGACGCAGGCGGTTGACCTTGATACAATAGAGTCTGATGTTGCACTATTAAATTTAAATCAAATTAGCGGGGTTCTTTATTTTGAAACCTATGCCGATATGATTGCGGCAAGTGCAACTGGAGTTTCGGGAACGGCTTATAAAGTAATAGCTGATTCTGATACTTCTAAAAACGGAGACTATTCAAGTGATGGAACGGCATACACTCAACAAACAAATGCGGTTAACGGGGTTATTGAAGATGGAAATGTAGATGCGGTTAGTGGTGGAACTGTTTTTGATTGGGATATTGTTGATAAAAGTTCTATTACTGATATTACAGGAACATTATCATCAACAATTTTAAATGCTGATGGTACAACTAAATAATACCTATTGATGCTAATAACGGTTTTTTATTTAATGCAACTGCTCTACCTGGTTCACCTTACGCAAGTATAATAATTTATAATTCAAGTGATGTAATTCAAGAGGTAATTTATAGTACAGACCCAAAAATAGGAACAATTATATTTTATGATTATGATTATAAAATACAATGCTGTGGGAGGCAAACGGGTGCTGATACTAATGAGATATTTTTATATACACTATTAAAAAATAGAGTAACAAATTTAGAAGTAGAAGTTTCAAATAATAGTATTATAACTGCGAAAGTTGATGCTAATACTTATTTAGATAAAACAAAAACAAATTATACATTTCCTAATATTGGTTATATTAATTCAAGTGGCGCATATATAGCAAATGTAAATGCTATGACAACTGATTTATTAGAAATTGGCGATTTCTATGCAACGTACAGATTTGCATTAGCTGTTTTAAATGCGTCGGCAATAAACTTTTATGATGAATTTACTGCTTGGATGAGTACAGAATCTTTAGTTTATAGCGTAGATGGTATTTTTACAGATAGGTTTATACAAATACCAACGGGTGCTAAATATGTAAGGATAACAAGTAAGTCAGATTATATTGAAACAGAAGTTTACACGAATATTGATAATTTAGAAATAGCATTTAACAGTTTAGGAAATCCAAATCGTTTTTATCAAGCTGATGCTGTTAATTGTGGTGATTCTATTACTTGGTATGATGGTAATACATTAGCAGGTAATCAAAGCGGTGGTACAGGAGGTGGAGAAATGTGTGTTGGTTACATTCAAACTTTAGCAAGAACTCTTGTTTTTAATTCTTACGATAATCAAGGTGCGAGTGGTAAATCAATGGCAGTTGATAATTATGTACAAATTTCGGCTTATGATTATTCAGCTAAAGATTTGGTAACTATTGCACACGGTACAAATGACTTTAAACTAAATAGAAGTATTGGAACTATTGGAAGTATCACAGATACAACTTTTGATACTGCGACTTTTTATGGTGCCTATAGAACAGTTTTAAACGCTATAAAAACATCAAATGTAGATTGTGAAGTATTTTTAATAACACCAATTCAAAGAGATAATAGCGGTTATACGATTGAATACACAAATTCGGCAGGTCATAAATTAATAGATTATGTAAATGCCATTAAAGAACTTGGTGAAATGTATTCTTTAAAAGTTATTGATTTATATGGTGAAAGTGGTATTAATTTTTACAATGTGTTTAGTTATACAATAGATGGTTTGCATCCAAATAACGCAGGACATTTAAAAATGGCTAATTCAGTTTTAAGAGAAATAAAATAATTATGAAGAAAGAAAAAGAAACACCGAAAGAAAAAACAACAGGTAACAGACCTGATGACCGTACAACTGGGAATCGTCCCGATGATAGAACTACTGGGAATCGTCCAGACGATAGATGAACAACAGGGCAGAGCTTGTTTTAAAAATAACCTTTGTAATGTCGGTTATCAATTATAGCCTTTGGAGTTATATTGAAGATTGGATAGGGATAAAGGTTTTTTACTACGGAAATGCAGCGTCATATGTTGGATATCTATATGTCATTTACGAATACACGCGAATTTTATATAAGCAAAATAATAAATTTAGTGAGCTTATCACATGGTCAGAGATTGCCCTAGCGTCAGCAGTTAGCAATTTAGCCGATGAACTTTTTTTTGACCCTACACAATTAAGCATAAACGAATATGTAGGCTTTTTATTAATAATCATAATGGCAATTTACAATGACCATAAAAGAAAGAGATCGAATAGAAATACTTGAAGGTAGAATGGAAAAGCTGGAGGAAATGAATTACGCACAGGAAAAGAAAATAGATAAAATTCTATTCTATTTCGAGTCTGATAGTAGCACAAATCAAAAAGGGATTGTTGAAAATGTCAAAGATTTACGTGGTGAGATTCAAAACTTACTTAAACGAGAGGAGATATATAAAGGTAAAGCTACTGTATGGGGAATCGTTGGGAGTGCTATATTTGGAACTGTTGGCACTTTATTATATGTAGGTATTAAATTTTTAATAACTAAAATATGAAAACAGGTATAAATGGATTAGAACTTATAAAAAAATATGAGGGGTTTATGGCTAAACCTTATTTATGTCCCGCAGGAGTACCTACGATTGGATATGGGGCAACTTATTATCCTGGAGGTAAAAGGGTAACAATGAATGATGACCCTATCACAAAGGAACGTGCTGAAGACTTACTACGCGATATGCTAACGAGCTATGAAGACGGGGTTAATAGATATGTACAATATCAATTAAGCCAAAACCAGTTCGATGCTTTAGTTTCCTTCGCTTATAATTTAGGAGTTGGGGCATTGCAGAAAAGTACTTTGTTGAAAAAAATAAATATTGATCCGTGTGATGAAAGCATCTCAAATGAATTTAAGAAATGGGTTCGTGCTGGAGGTAGGGTACTTAAAGGACTTCAAAAACGTAGAGCCGAAGAAGCTGAATTATATTTTAATTAGAAACTATGCCAGATAAAAGCTATAAAGAACGAAACGGAACTACAAGAGCTGGAGATTTTTTACGATCTATAAAGGGAGTCGCACCAGATATTCTAAACTTAGCGGGAAGTGTTACAGGTTTTAGTCTTTTAAATAAGCTAGGAGACGCAATAAGTAAAACCGATACTATCAGTCCAGAAGATAAGGAAATTGCCTTAGAGTTGCTTAAAATGGATATAATGGAGTCTCAGGAGATAACTAAGCGTTGGGAAAGTGATAATTTATCAGATAGTTGGTTATCTAAAAATGTGAGACCAATGGCTTTAATATTCTTAACTATTTCAATGGCTATTTATATTGTTATAGATAGTTCGGTAGTTGGGTTTGTCGTAAAAAATGAGTGGATAGATTTACTTTCATCTTTGTTATTACTAATTTATGCAGCTTATTTTGGAGGGCGTTCCCTTGAAAAGATACAGAATATGCGTAAAAAATGATATACTTTATGCCTATGTGTCATATCGTAAGTAGTTGTAAATGAGTTCATTTTGCTTTGACGTTTATTCGTTTATAACATGTTATGTGGCATTACCACTAATAAACATTATTCTTTCATCAGTCATTTTAACTGTTAGTCCGTTCTTGTTTGCTTCATCTTTTATCCAATCAAAAACACTTTGCATCCTTACCACTTTCATAGTAGGTTGGTTCATATCTTCAATGTAAAAACAATTATCAATGTCATCGCTTATAAACTTTTGTATTGGTAATTCACTAATTTTTGCCATTTTAAATAACGCCATATAACAACGTATATAAAACATTGCTTTAGTGGTCTTTTTTTAAGTTAATTTATAATTCAATTCTTTGTGTTTATCTATTAGGTTTCGGTTTGCAACGTTTCATATACAAACCGTTAGCAAATATACAAAATATTCTTTAATAATTATTATTATATTATTATTTTTCATTGAGATGCCAGAACAAAACAGGGACGTAGTGAATTTTATTTTAGGTGTAGTGGTGGGGACTGGATTGACGGGTGTTTTTAATTATTTTTATGGTAGCTCTCAAGGTTCAAAAGATAAAATGAAGTTGATTAAGTAATATTTTTTTTGTATATTGCTATTATGGAAACTGTTTTGATTACTTTTCTTCCTGTTTTAGTATTAAATAAACATTTACAACTACTCCATTGATAATAATGCTGATAAGTTTCTTCCTAAAGTAACAGGTCTATACACAACTTTCTCAATTTCAATAATTTTTTCAACTTCAATAATTTTCTCAACTTCAATATATTTTATTTCAACTTCTTTTTTGCCTTTTGTATAACCGATAGATTTATTTAGGCATTTTTTATTTTGTATATGATTATATATATAAGCGTGTTCTATTTTTCTTAAAATATTCTCATCTGTTGAACTAGATGTGACCAAGCATAATATTTCCTTTATAAAATTTTTTTTTCCGTATTTTTTTACTTGTTTTTTAAGTTCAACACCACTTCCTAAATATTTCGGATTAGACGTTGAATTTAAGCCAATGTAATATTCGCCTGTTATTTTATTTGTTGTTTTGTATATTTCCATAATTTTATTTAATTTAAAAAACCTTTACAACGACTCCATTGATAATAATGATATACTTTATGCCTATGTGTCATATCGTAAGTAGTTGTAAATGAGTTCATTTTGCTTTGACGTTTATTAGCTTATAACATGTTACCTACAAGTGCCTACTTCTATGTTCCAAATAAAGTTTGTACTTGCAAGTCTTTTTCTTTTCTTTTTTCTTCCACCCTCTTTTTTGCTATTGCAAAATAAGATTCATCAAGTTCAATGCCTATAAAGTTTCTGTTTGTATTTACACAAGCTATTGCCGTTGTTCCACTTCCCATTGTATTATCAAGTATGGTTTCTCCTTCGTTAGTGTAAGTTTTTACAAGCATTTCAATCAAAGCTATTGGTTTTTGTGTTGGATGTTGCGATGGTTCTGTTTTGCTAAATCCGTTTATTGTATTGCATCTGTAAATAGATAAAGGGTATCTATCTGTATTTCCGCCCCTACCACCTTTGTCAATATATTTACCGTAGTTTCTAACTCCTGTATCTACGTCATTTTTTCTGCTTGCATTAGTTGGTTTATGTCCATTTGTTTTTTGAGGATTGTAAGTGCCAAATTTTTTGTAAAAAACTAATATGTTTTCGTGGTTTTTCATTGGTCTTTTTTTAGCATTTAGATGTCCAGTACCTTGGTCTTTTTGCCATATCCATTCATATTTTAACATCTTTATGTTGCTTGCACCAAGAATAGAACTAAATGGTATTTGGGCAAATAAAACAATAACACCACGTTCTTTTATTATTCTATTGTATTGCTCCCAAAGTTTATCTAATGGTATTATGATGTCCCATTTGTTTTGAGTTGTACCATAAGGTAAATCACATATTATTGCATCAATACTTTTATCAGGTATGTTCTGCATTTCTTGTAGACAATCACCTTGTCTTAAATCTATCATATTTTTAATTTTTCAAATTAATTTTGCCACCGCTCAAAAAAGAAAAGAAAAAGGTTCAGTTCTTAAATCAAACTTTAGGCTTTTAAATCGCACCAGTAGGTAACAATGTATATAGCCCATAGCCTAAAGGCATACGTGCCATATACTAAACGTTAGCGAATATACAAAATATTCTTTAATAATTATTATTATATTATTATTTATACTCAATATAAATAACGATTTAACTATACATTTATAGTGTTTATATTATTATTATTATGTATATTTGTAAGGTAATTAAAAACATATAAAATGGGAAAGCAAACTAAAAGATCAATTAAAAAGCATTTAAACAAACTATATGCAACAGACACAAAAAACCTAGACGCTTTGACAGATACAATATTGTATTGGGAAATCAAACTAGGATTAATAATGATTGAAGAATTTAAAAACGAAATGTTATGAAAAGTAAAACGATAAACTTTGCGGGAATAGATTTAATTGTAAATTATGAGTTTACTCCTGGAGAATATGAAACTAATACACCCGATGATTATAAGATATTCACAGTACATATTGCAGATACTGGATGGGATGTTACTTCTGAAATGTACGGAGATCAGGAATACATTATAATAGAACGTTTAAAAGAAATAAGATGAAAAGAGTAAGATCAGAGAAGCCAAACTCAAAAACGGGAAACACTATAAAATTTAAAGATACTGAATTTGGTGTGACAATAGAAGTAAAATCAAAAGATGAGCTAAACCCATTGTTTAAATCAATAGGGGAATATTATAACAATAAATATCTAAAAAATGAATAACATACAAAAATTACACAATGATATAAATGACAAAGTAGGATTCTACAACGAAGCATCAAAGTATTTCAAAGTGAAAGCAATTTCGATACGCAATAATTGGTTTGGAACTCTTCCAAATGTCCCTGATAAAAATGAAGATGAACTAATTAGATTGCTTCAAAATTATATAAAAACAGAAAGAAAGCGATGATAACAACAGCAAAAGAATTTATCGATAAAAACATTGAGTATTCATTGCAAATGATGATACGCTCACAAATAGCAAGTATTAACAATATAATAACTAAAACTGAAAAAGATGAATATTGAAAAATTAACTAAACTTTGGAAGAAATACGGACTATCAAAAGAGGACGGATTTAAACATCAACATTACACAATTATAACCAGATCTGGGATTGATAAAATACAAGCGATAGAAAAAATATTTATTGATTATGAAGTTATAAAATGCGAGACTAACTTTTGTGTAGTTAAAGCTAACGCAAAAAAAGAAGATGCTACCATACAAACCTTTGGAAGTGCTATAAAAGGGGAGTCATTTAAAGACGGAAATACTAATAGTTGGTATGTCATGGAAATGGCGGAGAAAAGAGCGATGAGTAGGGCTGTATTAAAGTTGTGTGGCTTCTATGAACTTGGGGTATTCGGAGAAGATGAGAGTGAAGATTTTAAACGAAACTAAATAAAACTAAAATGATAAAAATAAACATAACATTGGAATTAGAGGATGAGCACAAAGTATATTGGTTCGAACAATATATAAAAGATCAACATACTGTCTTAGATTATCGTATATTACCTGACACTTCAGACCTATACGAAAGAGATGATACTTTTAAAAGGCTATGTAAAGCTGTAAAGGACGCGCAACTAATAAAGGATAGATATATAAACGAAAATAGATAGAAATTATGAGAAAATTAATAAATATAGAATTTGATGGGGTGGACTCAAAAGACTATCCAGACTTTTCAGATGCTTTTATAGTGTATGCTATTGACAGAAATACTGGTGATGAATTGACCGATGCAGAAATTGAGGCTTTAGATATTGGAGATTATTATGATGACCTTTTAGAAAGTATAAGATAATGGAAAACCAAATTGAAAAGATAGGCGAAATTATACATCTTTACGAGTCTGGAGCGTATCTTCAATTAGAAACATTAAGGCAAATTAGACGCGAACTTGCAACGGCTAACTATCATTTAACAAAAATTAATATAGACGCGTATAATCGATGGAATACCTTAATTTATAATAGGGGAAATGATAGCGTAGCGAGTGCCAGGGTAAAAGCAGATTTTAAAGTACCTGAACTAAGAGAGTCTCGTAAAATAATGGAGGCGGTTAAAAATGTTCTTTCAGAAATGAATCAGGAAATATCGATATTAAAAAACGAAAATTAACAATTAAATATTAAATATGGAATTACAAGGTAAAATTAAAATGATTGGAAAAACTGAAACTTTCGGAGAAAAAGGCTTCAGAAAAAGAGAGTTGGTAATAACAACAGACGAGCAATATCCACAGCATATTCTTATTGAATTTGTACAGGATAAAACTGATTTGTTAGATTCCTTTAAAGTGGGGGAAGATGTTAAAATTGGCATCAACGTAAGAGGTAGAGAGTGGGTTAATCCAAAAGGAGAAACAAAGTATTTCAACTCTATACAAGGATGGAATGTTAATAAAACAGCCAGTGACAAACTAGCTGAAGGAGCTGCTAAAATCAATAAGGCATTCGAGCCAGAAGATGATATGCCCTTTTAATATTTAACAGATGAACACTTACAGCGATAGTGAAGGCAAAAGATATACTACTCCACAAATTGAGCAAAGAATAAAAAAATCTGCTTTAGATGTTTTAGATATGCAATTTTTGGAATTTGGATATAACTTTTGCCAAAGCTGTGAGCGTAATGACTGTAAGCCAATAGACGTGTCCCATACTATAAGCCGTAAGAAAGCGAAAGAAGATGGTTGCGTTGAGGTTTTGTGGGATTATGATAACCTTGAAATACTAGGTCGTAGATGTCATAAAACAAAAGATAAACTAAACTTATTTTAATGCTAATAAACATAAAGCCTTTATCGGTTAATCAAGCGTGGCAAGGGCGTAGGTTTAAAACGCCAAAATATAAATCTTATGAGAAGGAGCTAATATTAAAACTTCCAAATATTAAAATAGATAGTAATGCGCGTTTAAAAGTAGATATAATATTCGGGTATAGCAATAGAGCTTCCGATATAGATAACCCTTTAAAGCCCTTCCTAGACTGCCTACAAAAGAAATACAATATAAACGACAATATGATTTACGAATTGACGGTAAAAAAAGAAATTGTTAAAAAGTCAAAAGAATTTATTAACTTTGAAATAACCGAATTATAAAATAAAAACAAAATGAAAACATTAACCTCACTTTTATTATTAATATCCTTAAATTTATTTGCTCAATCTGCCGTAGGTGTTGCAATGTATCAAGATGCACGGCTATCCTTTGGAGATGCTAAACACGGTAACAACGGATTTACTACAGACCTTACGGCAAAATTAAAACTACAGGGCTATGAAAAGGCTTTAGGGCATACAGTGTACGCTGTTAAGTTCAGATATACCGACTTAGCTTATTTCGATACATACGACCCAACAGGCTTTTTATACCGTTACGGTATGGAATTTCAATACGCCTTTAATTTAGGAACTAACAACTTTCATTTTGCGCCCTTAGTTGGGTATGGAATTATGAGACGGCAAAACACTTACGCTTATCGTAGTTGGGAGTTCGGAGGTGAAATTACTTTCCGAATTACAGACTGGCTTAAACTAAATGCTGAGGGTGTTTATATGCAACGACCAGACCTTCCAAAAGTAGGATTCAGATTTAACGGGTCTATTGGATTACAATTTGACATTAACACTAATTATTTAAACAGATGAAAATATTAAACCTTTATGCCTGTTTGGGAGGTAATAGATACAAGTGGGATGAAGTTGCAGACATAGAAGTTACTGCTGTTGAACTTGACCCAGAGTTAGCGAGACTATATCAAGAGCGATTCCCAAACGATACGGTAATTATTGCAGACGCTCATCAATACCTATTAGACCATTACCAAGATTATGATTTTATATGGAGTTCACCGCCCTGCCCTAGTCATAGCAGGGCTAGATTTTGGGGTTTTGGCGCAAATGGCAAAAACCCTGTTTATCCAGATATGAAATTATATCAAGAGATTATATTTTTAGATTATCACTTTAAAGGTAAGTATGTAGTTGAAAATGTGATACCGTATTATGAACCAATGTTAAACCCTAAAAAAAGAGATAGACATTTGTATTGGACTAATTTTAATTTACCAAACAGTTTAAGCGATAGACATTTTGAAGGAATAAGTACTAGCACTAATGAAGTAAAAAATCTTTGTAAGTTTCATCATTATGATTTTTACAAATACAAAGGAAATCAAAGAGTAGATAAAATCGCACGTAACCTGGTAGATTACGAATCTGGAAGAACCATTTTAGAAACCGCTTTAGATATTATAAGAAAACAAAATATTAATCAAACTGAATTATTTTAATTAAATAGATAAATATGATAAAAGTAAGACTAAAGCCACTGGAGGCAACTGCATTAGGATTGACAGTTAAATCAAAGTTTAAAGATGGAAATCCAAGATATAATTTAGATGAAAATCAAATAGAACAACTAAATACACTTAGAAATAAGGGGGTTATTAATTCCTGTGAAGGTTTGGAAGTTGACCCTACAACGGTAAAGCATTTATGGAAGAAAACAAAGCAAGAGAGCCTATTCGTTAAAAATCCTTTGTATGTAGAGCCTGAAATTAAAAAGGCAATAGATGAGCTACAAACCCTTCACGAACTTTCAATAAAAGAGCAGAAGGAATATGCTTTTAAATATCCTAAATTCAAGAGAGAAAAAACAACAGACCCTCATTGTTTATTGTTCGACCCTGCGGATATTCACATTGGTAAGATTTGTAGCAGCTTTGAGACGGGTGAAACTTACAACAGTCAAATAGCAGTTCAAAGAGTTTTAGAAGGAATGAAAGGTGTTATAAATAAAACGAAAGGGTATTCGTTCGATAAGGTGATATTAGTAGCTGGAAATGATATCCTTCACGTTGATAACGCTAAATCGTCAACAACTAGTTTAACTCATCAGGATACCGATCAGATGTGGTACGACAATTTTATGATGGCTAAGCGATTATTGGTAGAGGTTATAGAAACTTTGCTAACTATTGCGGATGTGGAGGTAGTTTACAACCCTAGTAACCACGATTTTACACACGGTTTTATGCTTTTAGATTCAATTAGTAGTTGGTTTCACAAATGTAAACAGGTAACGTTTGATAATGATATGAGACATCGTAAATACACAATTTACGGAAACAATCTAATAGGTACTACTCACATGGATGGGGCTAAAGTAGATAAGCTACACGGGTTAATGGCTGAGGAAGCTAGCGAATACTGGCACAAATGTAAAAACAGATATTTCTTTGGTCATCATATACACCATAAGACCTCCAGGGACATATTCAGCGTATGCATAGAGACCTTGAGGAGTCCTAGTGGGACGGACGGATGGCATCATCGAAATGGCTTTCAGCACGCCCCTAAAGCAGTAGAGGCTTTTATTTTTAACAAAACACAGGGGCAAGTTTCAAGAATAACTCATATTTTTTAATTATGATAAATATAACAAATGAAGATAATATGGAGTTGATGGCAAGGTATGAAGATAAACACTTTGACCTTGCAATTGTAGACCCTCCTTATGGTATTGATATGGGAGGTGGGAGTTCTATAAAAAAACTAAAAAGCCGACCGAATTGGGGTGGTTGTAAATACGATAAAAAGGAATGGGATGAAGACATACCAAACGATGCTTATTTTGAAGAATTGTTTAGAGTAAGTAAAAATCAAATTATATGGGGTGGTAATTACTTTACAGATTATTTAAAACCTACAAAATCTTGGATAATTTGGGATAAAAAAATGAGCCACAATATTAATTTTAGCCACGCAGAAATGGCTTGGTGTTCTATGAAGGGTATTACAAGAATGTTTTATTATTCAGCAACAGGGAACTCTGATAAAAAAATACACCCAACTGAAAAACCTAGAAAATTATATGAGTTTATTTTACATAATTACGCAAAAGAAGGAGATAAGATACTTGACACCCATTTAGGAAGTGGCTCAATAGCGATAGCGTGCCATAATAGAGGTTTTAACCTTACCGCTTGTGAATTAGATACCGAATACTACAATAGCGCCTTAAAACGTCTTAAACAGCATCAGGCACAATTAACAATTTTTTAAAAATAAATTTGTTTATATCAAATTAAATAACTACTTTTACACTTAGTTACCCTCTGACGCAAAGTAACTACGGAACATTAAAAAACCCGACAATGAAAGTAGAAGTCAGAGGCTACTGG